GCGAGCATCATGTGGTCGGAGCTGAAGGCCGTCATCAATCCAGTGATGACGATCAAGCCATGGCTCAAGCAGTGCTGCAAGAAGCTGATGCTCAAGCAGGTCCCCATGGAGTGGACGACACCATCGGGATGGCCGATGCGCATCGCCGATCGCCAGCCGGTCAACCGTCAGATCCATACCCACCTGTTCGGCAGAAAGATCTCGATGAATGTTGAGGATCAGCCTGTTGAATCACCGCTCAGTTACAGCCAAGCCAACAAGGCACTTGCAGCAAACGCGCTCCACGGGTGGGATGCAGCCTTTGCCCAGACGATCATTTACAGGGCTCTGGAGCAATCCATACCGATGCTGCCGACGCATGACTGCTTCGCCGTTCACCCAGCGAACGCCGAGTGGCTGCACAAGACGCTGCACTGGGAGTTCGGTCAGATGTATCGGCGACCTGTGCTCGAAGTCATGCACAGCGAACTGCAGGACAGGACAGGGATTCAGCTGCCTGCTCCGCCAGTGATTAACAGCCTTGATCCGATGGCTCTCGGCAGTAACCCTTACTTATTCAGCTGATGGTTGTCTTTGCTCTACGGCCCCGATAAGGTCTGCCAGCGGCATCGCCGCAGATGTATCGACCTATGCCAAATGGCCCCCAAAACATTGAAGCGCACTCCTGTCGTGGAAGTGCGCTGGTGCAAGCTCCTGGGCGAAGCCCGCGACGCATACGACGCTGACAAGCCCAAGGAATGGAGCATCGAGATTGTTCTCGACAACTCCAACCCTGAGCACCAAGCGTGGATGCAGGAAGTTGAGGATGAATTCACCGAACTCCACGGTGACATCAAGAAATCAGCGCACTGGTGTCCGATCAAGCCAGACAAGGAAGAACCCCGCAAGCGCATGAGCTGCCGCATGAAGCTCAAGCAGTTCGAGATCCGTGGCGGTGGGTTCAGCGAAGGTCCCACCGTGTTCGACAAGGACGGGAACTATTGGGATCACAACAAGCTGATCGGCAATGGCTCGACCATGCGTCTGAGCTACACGATCTATGCCTGGGGAGCGAACTCCAAAACTGGTGCTGGCATCAGCCTCGAAGTGCGTGGTGCGCAGGTGATCGACTGGCTGGCAGCTCCGGAGAAGGTGCAGAACACAACTGCTACCGACTTCGGATTCGAGTCCACCAAAGAAGCTGACGCGAAGGTGCTGGCCGCCAAGGCTGACCCGCTGTCGACGGTCGAAGCCCCCTCAACAGAGTCCGATGACCTCCCGTTCTGATGGCCCACGTTTCCACCAAATCGGTGATGAGCAAAGGGACCAGATCCTTCAGCGCCTTGACCAAATCATCGCGCTGCTCACGCCCCCTAAGCAGGAACCCCCTCATCAGGCGATTCCAATTGCTCGGGGAGCTGTGTCGCGATCTCGCAAAAAAAAGGATGCACAGTCGTGAACTCCACATCCCGCTGAGGCCCATGAGCAAGGAGCGTCCGCGCTCCTTCTCCGGCCAGTCCCGGCCCTACATGAGCCGGAATTACAAGTTGTGGATGAAAGACTGCGTTGCTGTCATGCAGGAGTGGTGGATCGGCCCGCCGCTCCAGAAGGTCGACTTCATCCACATTGAGCATCACGGTGCTGCGAGAGGTGACCTCGACAACAAAACGGGAGCCGTGATGGACGCATTGGTGAAAGCCAACGTGATCATCGACGACAACGTGACGGTGGTTGACAACCGGACAGAGCGTTTCGTCAAAGCCAGCGTCAAGAACTCGCACATCATTGTTCGCTTGGAGTGGAAATGAGCGAAAAAAATCTGATCACCCAACTGGGGATGAAGATCAACGCCAAAACCGCAGAATCCTTGCGGCGGATGGCTGAGGAGTCAGGCCAAACCCCGACAACAGTGGCAAAACGCCTGATGCTTGCTGCCATTAAGCAAGCAGAAGAAGGCCAAGCGGGACCTTTGCCGCCGTACCTCAGACGGTTTTACGGCGAACCTGCAGTCATGGAGGGCAACGAATGATCAGCTGTCCGAACTGCGGTCGCAACGACTCGACCATCACTGCTGGATACGAACGCAATGGGTTCTATGAACGCCGTCGCAGATGCAATGTCTGCGGCAATGGGTTCGTTACCCGTGAGTTCAGCGCAAAGTCCATCACTGAGATCCTTTCCAAAAACCAGGAG